ACGGGATATTAAAGAAAGAGCCGTCTTGATCGCCTTGCTTACTGAAAGAGATATGGCAATGCGCGTTATGTGGATTACTTCCAGAATACTTGCGCCAGCGCCAGCCCATGCGAGACGATGCAATTCGTCCTGCAAAGATGATGTACGAGATTCGCTTCTCACCTGCCTTGGCCGCGAGTCGAAGCTGATCTGCAATATCGGGCATGAGATCGGGCTTGCCTGACTTATGTACATCTCGATCGACATCGATGGCGCGAACCACCCCTGTCGCTGAATCAGGGTTATGATCACTAGGACGCGCTGAATGACGGAGATCGCCGATCCAGCCATCGGAACGCCGATCACGATCTGGGAAGGTGTCATCGAACTGTTCGCGTAACTGTTGACCAGCCTTGCATAGTACGGGCTTCATCCCAGCAGAAGTTTTGCTTCGTCTTCGGTAATTCCTAAACGCTCAAGTAGTGCAGCTTTATCGCTTGCCAATTTAGCGTCCTGCCCGGCCTTAAAAGAATCGTACTTAGCAAATCCTGCCTCGAATTCTTCTTTGGTAATTGGGTCACATTCTAAAAAGTCGATATTTTCATAACCTTCGCCAGTAATAACCCAACCGCCTTGCGGAATAAGCATTCCTAAAACTTCGTAGTCCTTAGCCATTATGCACCTATTTCCATGAGTACGATCGATGAAGTTTCATTACCTTCTTGAATTGAAACTGACGCTTGTACGACTCTGTTTCTCATTTGCGTTTTATATGTAAGCGCAGAAGTCGTTGCTGGGCTGTCTAGGTAAATAAAAGAAAAACTCATGCCAGTAAAAATCACGGCGGTGTTTGTATAAGCGGCGGCGGTTGTCAAATATCCTAGACTTGTCGCGCCCCTGTAAGCCTGTATGTCAAGACCGTTTCCCGCATTTCCCGCCGTTTTTTGTCCGCCGTTTTGGCTGATCATGACTAAAACTTTGCTTGTCGCAGAACTAGGTGTGATATTACAGGTCAAAGTTGTGTCGCTGTAAGTAGTCGTCGAATTTGTCACCGTTGTGGTAGTAGTTGCTGATACGACTTGCAAGACTTTACCGCCTCCGCCTGCGGCTGTTGCCCACTTAAGTCCTGTCGCGGCTGTTGAGTCTGCTGTAAGTATCTGTCCATTCGTGCCGACTGCTAGGCGAGCATCAGCGGTTGAATATGTGTAAAGATCGCCCTTGGTAGTTAGAGGTGACGCTGATCCCCCGATAGTTACCCACGCTGAGCCTGAGTAATATTGAGTCGCATTCGTGTCCTTTAGATAGGAGATCATGCCTTCCTGTGGGCTAGTGATGGCTGTGGTACGAGCTGCCGAGTCAGCAAAGACCATGACCACCTGAGAGGCTAAATAGCCATTAGCGTCGGCAGCCGTGAGGACGTCACCTGTTGTAAATTCTTTGTATCCTAAACCTGCTGCCATTGTTTTCTCCTAGTATCCTAATATGGACGTGCCTATTATACCCGACGTCGCAGATCCTATGATGAATCCTTCCACGATCGGCTCAAGTGTTGTAACTGTACATTTCATGCTGTTAGGGGTTATATCCCACGCTAGCCCCTGAACCTGTAAAGTTTTGACTATTGTCGAGCTGTCTGGCTGGACGTTGGTAATCTTTATGTTATCAAAGTAATCGAGCCCGATCATCGTGTCAGTAGGCACGTTAGGATCAAGTAAATCGACAGTCATGGCATCGATGCGGATTGTAGTTTCTGCACGAGTGGCGACGTAAATGTCTGCAATGTCCTGAACCTGCGCGTCTGTCTGTGCGATCAAGTTTTCAACGTTCATGCCATGAGGAAAATAAGCAGCGATTGATGCTGAATCGGAGGCGGTGACTGTGCTTCCACCAATGCGCTTCATGGTGGCGCTGTTGATAATGAGCTTATCGTCAAAGGCAAATCGAAGGTCTGAGTATGGGATTCCTGTGGTCTGATTAAACTCGATGGGCGCCGGTGCCAAAGATCCCACTACATCGGCACGATCCTTGAACTCTACTTCTCCATCTGCTCGGACAAAAAATGCGCCTTGCTCTGTAAACTCTGCTACCTGAATCGCCGAAAGGCTTGTGCGAGTGGTGGCAGGGTCTGCCTGAACTGTTGTAGATCCTGCATCAATGACACGCATCGTCGATGGAAAGTCCACCTGATCTAGGATCTTGTCAATTCGTGTTCCCGTAGTCTGCCCAGCTGTCGCGCTTGCTACTGTCGAGACGTTAGCCATAGCGAAAAGACGAAAGGCATCTGCACAGGTTATATCGACATAACCTAATTCCTGACCTACTGGATAGGTATATTTATAGTCTGTGACATAACCAGAGAAAAGAAAGGCTTGAGATGTTGCAGTAGTAGCTGCTACGCGGATCTTACGAAGTGGAGTGAGGAACCCGAAATAAGGACTTGCTGGGTTTTGAGGGTTAAAGTCGCCATTTTGATCGATAACTCGGACTGTGCAATTGCCTGCCTCATATGTGTCGCGCATAATATTACGCCCACGGCTAATCTTAATCTGGCGAGTCTGAGAACTCAGATCGATGACGGGCTCTGGAACAGCACTAGCCGCGAATTGAGATGTGCCGATGACGCCGTTAATCGGATCGCCAATGATAAATCCATTGAAGCCGAATGTAGCACCTTGGCTAAAGTCGAAGGAGACCGAGATCGTGGCTGGAAGGGTCATATTGCTGTCGGCGTATTCGCGAATCTGCCAAGGCGATTAACGTTGATGAAAGATCCTGAGAGCGCTTGATTGGTAAATTCCGCTTTAGCATCTCCAGTTATATCTGTGCCATCTGGAAGCGTGATCTTAATATTGACGATGCTTTCAGCTGCAGCCTGAGCCGCCTCCGCTTTGTTAGCGGCGTCCATTGCTGCGAGTACTGCTAGCCGTACTTCTTCGCCTGCATCTGTAAACTGTGAAGGAATATTCTGAGGTGTGTTAACTACTGTTTCAGGGGTTACGCCGAGAGTCTTTGCCGTGTAATTTAGAAGGTCTGCTGGGATCTTCCAGTCCTCATAAGGGTTAGGCGCTTTAGGTGTAGCCAATAGAGCCGCATTAAGAGCCTGCTGGCGCTTCACGGCTGCCTCAAGTTCTGCAGATAGTTTATTAGCCTGCGCTTCATTCTTATCTAGCAACGCTAATTGCAGATTAAGCGATAGGCGATCGGTCTCGCTGATCTTGCCACGAAGAGCGGCCGTCATGCTAATACGATCCAGATCGATAGTCTTAGCGGCCTTGGTAAGAGCGTTGGCCTTTTTCTGCATGTCTACAGTTTTCTTCTGTAAATTAGCGATCTCTTTATTACGCTTAGCCGCATCCCTTTCTGATTTATCGCGCTTGGCTTGGTTAGGATCAACATAGCCGGGGCCGAGTGCAGAACTAGGATATCCGCCCATGCCGGGGCCGCTAAAACTACTGAATGCACCGCCGCCTTGCGTTGAAAGTAATCCAATGGCACCGCCGAAAATCTTAACAAAGTTACTGCCTGTAATTTTATCAAGGGCTCCGACAAGTCCAAAAGCAGCTTGCATTGATTTATCTAAGTTACTGACTAGGACTGCGACGTTACGGAAGGCTGTCGCTGTCGCTTCTGCGAAACTATTCATCGCTTCAGTAAGTTCTGTGATGCTTCCCGTATCGGTTGCTAGGATCGAGAACGCATCGACTAGACCCTTACCGATAGTCTCTTGCGCTTCTCCTGCCGCAGTCTGGATAAGGGTTAACTTGCCTGCATAGGTATCAAGATAGGCCGCGTTGGCGCCTGTGAAAGTCTTGTTAAGTTTCTCCTGAACTTCGGCGAACGAGGCCGTCTTAAGTTCTGCCTGAGTAAGTCCTAGTGAGTACTTACGAAGCCCACGAGTCTGACCGACATAAGCCATTGATAAATCATTAACTACTGTTTCGTAATCTACGCCAGAGCCTCTACTTACTTCGAGGGCGAGATTCATTAACTCTGTAGACTTAGCAAGTGAGCCTGTGGTCTGCAATAGGCGCTGCATGGCCGGACGGAGCTGAGTATCTGTGACACCTGAGGCGCGAGATAACTGATCGATGAAAGTCTCAATGGCTTGAGTCTCGAAGGCGAGTCCTAGATTCTTTACTGACTGAGCAAGACGGCTTGCAGCTGCTTCATCTTCTACGAACGCCTTTACTGCTGCCTTGCTAAACTGAGTGATCTTCTGGATGCTGAACGCGGCTAGGAGTGCCTTCCCTAATTTCTTGACGCTATCGTCTAGTTTACCTGTTGCCTTCTCGGCATCGTTAAAGGCTTTCTTACCTACAAATTCGGCTGCGATCGTCGCCATTAAAGTCATGAGGTTGCCGCCTTAAATTTGTCTTCTGCTTTGCCTAATGCTTTAAGCACCGCCGCCGTAGTTTTGCCTTGATCTTCTGCAACGGCTCTAAACATTGCTCGCCCGATGGCTTTTTGAGAATGCCGTCCGACGCGCTTCTGATTATCGGCGTTCTTTAGTTCTCCGCTTTGGTTCAATATATTGATAAACTGTTGACCAGCGTTAGGATTAAGTGAAGCGCCACCTGCGCCTTTAGTTTTACGCCCAGCGGTTTCGTAGATTGCTCCGCCTGCATTAGTGTTAAGAATTGACGCAACGGATCGCCAGCCTTTGCGGTTAGCTTTAGACGGGGTGGTCTTAAAGGTAATACCACGCCGAGCCGTCGCCTGATCATAGAATCGATTTGACCATGAGCCCTCAGAATTTTCACGCTGTAGCCAGCCACTAGGAACCTTTTC